TAGTATTTCCTACCCAAATAAAATTGCCATGCAGTTAGCAGTGTATGCACACGGCTTGCCGTATGACCCCGCCACGGCAACCCGTGGTTCTTGGGGTGGTGTTAACCAAGAGAAAGGAATCATCGTCCACCTACCAGCAGGTAGTGGTAAATGTGAACTGCATTTCGTTGACATCAAACAAGGTTGGAAAGGTATAGAGTTAGCAATGAAAGTCCGTGCCTTCCGAGACACAAAAAAATCCCTAGTAACACCTATTCAAGGAGAATAAATGCACAGCGAAGCACCAATCAGCATCAATCTTAAATCAGCATCAGGGCTAACACAGTTAACACTACGCGCTAATACACCTGATGAATTTACTGCACTAACATCTGCAATCTTTCAGATTACAGAAGCAATTAGTGAGGTAGAAACAGCAGTGCGTGGCACCAATGCAGCAGTACCACCTAATCCACATGTAGCATCTATTGCTACATCATTTGGTGGCACAGTTATTAACGAACCAACTGCAAGCCTGTCACCATCTGGTCAATCATGGACTTCAGACGCACCAAGTAATCCACCAGCAATGGGTGCAGGTTCACGCAACTGCCCTCACGGTACAATGACACGCATCCATGGACTAACAGGTAAGTTCGGCCCATACAAAGGTTACTTCTGTCCTGCTAAACAAAATGACCCAACTAAGTGTACAACTCAGTACATCAAGCAGAACCAAGCAGAGTGGAACTCATTCGTACCTGACCAGACCAAGGCATAATGAAAACATTACGCCGTAGTATTGGTAAGCCAGAGGTAGGCGGAGAACCATTACCCGCTCCCTTTCAGGCGTTCCAACGGGAAGGCATTATCCTACGCCGTGCAGAAGTATCAGTGATTGCTGGTACTCCTGGCGCAGGTAAGTCATCTATTGCATTACATATCGCAGCAAGGCTAAAACAACCGACACTATACTTCTCTGCTGATACTAATGCACACACTATGGCTATGCGCTTACTTGCTATGAAAGCAAAAATAAGTCAAGCGCATGCAGAACATATGCTTAAGACAGAGCCAGCCAAAGCAGAAGAACTCTTGCGAGAGTTCTCTAATTTGTACTGGTCGTTTGAACCCAGCCCAACCCTTAACGATTTAGATGCAGAGGTATCTGCATTTGAAACTATGTGGGGTAGAAGTCCTACGCTTATCGTAGTAGATAACCTTATGGATATTGCTGTTGATGGTGGCGAAGAGTTTGCTGCTATGCGACAGGTCATGAAAGAACTCAAGTATCTTGCAAGAGATACCAATGCATGTGTACTAGTGTTACACCATACTAAAGAAGGTGCTCAAGGTTTCCCATGTCAGCCACGCTCAGCGTTGCAAGGTATGGTTAGTCAGGTACCTGCTATGGTACTAACAGTAGGACAGATGATGCAGGGACCAGACGCATACCTATGTGTAGCCCCTGTTAAAAACCGTTATGGTAAAGCAGACTTTACTGGTAACACATATGTATCACTATCATTTGACCCAGCCTCTATGTACTTAGAGGATGTAGTAAGAGACTACAGACAAGTAGAGATGAAAGTGTAATGGGTAGCGCAGCCAAAGCAAAAGGCTCAGGAGCAGAGCGAGATGTAGTTAAGTACCTCAAGCAATGGTTCCCTTATGTAGACAGACGCTTGGCTGGTGCAACCCTAGATAAAGGTGACATATCAGGTATACCTGGAGTCACGATAGAGATAAAGAACCACGCTAAGATGGACTTAGCAGGGTGGACAGAAGAGTTGATAGTCGAAATGGCTAACGACAACGCATGGACAGGCGTGGTGTGGCACAAGCGTAAGGGTAGGGGAAGCCCTGAAGATTGGTACTGCACCATGCCTGGCTATGTATATGTAGATTTATTAAGGAGAGCAATTGGAAAGGGACAAGCCTGATATTGGTGAGTACCTCCACTACATAGGCGCCACCGTGCCTGCTATGGGCAGCGGTTGGCGCAAGATGAAGTGTCCGTTTCATATAGATTCACATGCATCAGCAGCAGTTAACTTTGATAAGAACGCCTTTATCTGCCACGGTTGTGGAGTTAAGGGCGATACTTATTCCCTAATTATGTACAAAGAAGGTGGTGATTATCGTGAGGCTGTCAAATTCGCAGCGTCAGTTCTTACTTCAGGCAACACAGAGATACGCAACCAAGATAAATCTCGCAGAGGAATATCTGGCAAGCCGTCAACTCTCGGTAGAAGAGGCAAGCATCTTTCATCTGGGGGTGGTAGACGAACCGCTTCCAGGGCATGAGCCTTACAAGGGTAGGCTTGCTATCCCATACATTACACCGTCAGGTGTAGTTGATATTAGATTCCGTAGTATGCACGGTGAAGACCCTAAGTACATGGGTCTAGTGGGTGCTAAGACAACCATGTTCAACACGCAAGCGTGCTTTGTCGCAGACAAATACATTTGTGTCACCGAAGGTGAATTTGATTGCATCATGATGACAGTTAAAACAAATCATCCTACTATTGGTATACCAGGGGCTAACAATTGGAAGCCACACTATGCCAAGATACTTGACGACTTTGATGTCGTTATTGTGCTAGCAGATGGTGATGCAGCAGGGCTAGAGTTCGGCAAGAAAATCAGTAGAGAATTAGGCAATGTCAATATCATCAGTATGCCTGATGGCGAAGATGTCAATAGTATGATGATTAAACAAGGAAGTGAGTGGCTAGATGAACGAATCAGAGAGTGCGTTACCCCCGCTTGACCATACATTTTGGGAACATATTGAGCATTTAGATTTTGCAATTGGTATTCAAGTATCAGAAGATAGATTGCTTGATGTTGTCGGAGCATTGCATGATATTTATGACACCTTAGTTAGAGGTGACTTAGAAGATGCTAAGATGTGTACTACAGCATTGGCTGCTATTCTAGTAGCAAGCAAATACGGCAAGGCAAACGAAGTATGGGAAGAGTTCTCAATCAAAGAAGCAATGGTTAACTTTGACGACCACATGAAGGAGATATTAGATGAAGAATCCTGATGACCTACAAGGAATCTTTTTACATTTGCACACCACCATGCTCAAGAAGCATGCCGACTACGGTCCTATGAATATATCGGGAGCACCTGGCGGACCAATGAACGGGTTACGCGTTCGTATGTATGACAAACTTGCACGCCTTAACAATCTAGTAGATACAGGCGACACGCCGAACTACGAAAGTATCGAAGATACACTAATTGACCTTGCAAATTATGCCATAATTGGGTTACTAGTCCAGCGCGGACAGTGGGAAGGTATCCCGAATGGAGAATAGATGTGAAACGAGTAGTCGTATTAAGCGATTTACAGATACCGTATCAACACGACAAAACTGTAGATGCCACATTAGAGTTTATCCAAGACTATAAACCAGATGAACTCTGGTGTGTAGGAGATGAACTAGATGCACCAGAACCATCACGTTGGAACAAAGGAATGGCAGGAGAATATGCCGATACCTTACAAGATAGTATTGATTTAACGCACGACATCATGGCTCGTTACCGCAAAGCATTAGGTAACAAGCCATTTTACATTCAACGCAGTAACCATACTGACCGTATAGATACATACATACGCAAGTATGCGCCAGCCTTTATGTCACTCAAGTCATTAGAGATTGAAGAACTACTAGGCTATGGCAAGTTAAAGATTAATTACTTACATAAGATGCATGAGTTATTACCTGGTTGGGTAATGGCACACGGAGATGAAGGCGCACTTAATCGTGCACCAGGGGCTACCGCATTAAACCTAGCCAAACGTTTAGGTAAATCAGTAGTGTGTGGACACACGCATCGCGTGGGTTTACAACATGAGACCACAGGATTTTACGGAAAAACCAGTACTTTATACGGGTTAGAGGTGGGTCACATGATGGATATTAAACAGGCATCTTACCTTACATCAGGCTCTGCCAACTGGCAGACGGGCATGGGTATCCTTGTTGAACACAACCGCAAGGTCACACCATTTGCAGTGCCAATTGTAAATGGCGAGGTCATTATTCCATAATGAATTACATTGAAGAATACAATGAGTTAGTACAGCAACTCGCATCCGAATACTCTAAGCGTTACTCTATGTTAGAGCGTGATGATATAGGACAAGAGTTGTGGGTATGGTTTGTCGGTCATCCCCGTAAGTACAAAGAATGGTCTGTCCTTGAACAAAAAGACCGCGACAAATTAATTGCCAAGTCGCTGCGTAATGCAGCGCTTAAGTTTTGTGAGCGAGAAAAAGCACGCAAGATTGGCTACGATACATCAGACTTGTATTACTATGATGTGTCAGTAGTAGAAGCCTTCTTGCCTTCAATCATCGGAGAGACTTATGAAATCCCTACTAAGATTCAAGACCTTAATGCTAAGTTTGGTAGTGGTGCAGCAGCGGATGGCAACAACTGGTTATCATTACGCTCAGATATAGCAGCAGCCTTTTACAAACTATCAGAACAAAAACAAAATGTTCTGCGCCTACGCTTTAGCGTAGACTCACCTGACTGGACAATGCTATCTAAAGATATGGACAGCACGCCAGACGGAGCACGCATGAAGGTGCAGCGTGCGCTTAACTCATTAGTCAAACACCTAGGAGGGTGGAAGCCATACCATGACCAAGACAACCAAGAAGACACCGCTGTATCACAATCAACAGATGTCAAGCAGACCGAAGACGGAACCGAATGACCAGATAATTTTATGCTGGTGTGATGGTGGTTCCACCGATGGCAAGTTTACTGAAGGCGTTGTGTATGCAGCACTTACTTCTAAGTTACCTATTAAGTCAGCCATGCGTGTACAAGGTAATCAGATTGGAAGACAACGCCAACAAGCATTAGATTTTTGGTACGACAAGACAGACTTTGACTGGATTCTATGGGTAGATAGCGACATAGTACTAACAGAAGAAGCACTTCAATTAGTATGGGGTGTAGCAAACCCAAAGGAAAGACCAGTAGTTACAGGTGTTTACTTCATCTCTAAAGAAAACGAACAAGCAGTTATGGCACCGTATCCTGCTGTATTCAATTGGACTGATGATGATTATAAGATTCAATATCTCCACCCGCTACCAGTTAATGCGCTCATTAAAGTCGGTTCAGCGGGTTTTGGATTCGTGCTTATGCACCGCAACGCAGTCACAGAAATGCGAAAAGTGCATGGTGCTATCCCATACTTTAACGAGACTGGAGTTGGCGAGCAGTTTGTATCGGAAGATATAAACTTCTTCCGCATGATGCACAAAGCAGGTGTACCTTTGTACACACATACTGGTGCATTAGTTAAACACATGAAACGCTTTGCTCTTGACATTGAGTACTACAAGATGTACTGGAATAGCAAACGTGAACGACCTTAGAGGTGAACCAACCTTTGCTTGCATTTGTGGCTGCAAGATGTTTAGGGTTACGGTTATGTGGGATGAAGATACTAGAGCAGTTGGCTGGTATGATTTAGCCCAAGAATGTATAGAGTGTGGGACAATTACAACTGCGCCCACTGAGATAGATGGAGATGATTGTGCCTAACTATGATTACAAGTGCGACTTGTGCAACATGACACAAGAGGTGTATCGTGAGTTTGGAGATGACCGTGAACCTACGTGTTGTCAAATGGTAATGACTAGAGTATGGACTTCACCACCAGCGGTAAAGTTTAAAGGCTCTGGTTTCTATTCAACAGGAGGCTAAGTGTACAGACCCAGTGATACCCCTAATTGTGCATCAACAGATAACGAATTGTTCTTTGTACAAGATGGAGAGTCTACGTATAAACACCTTAAGATGCTTAAAAAGATTTGCGGTTCATGCGTAGTTCAGAATGAATGTCTTGAGTATGCTCTTAACTACAATGTACTGGGTTACTGGGGCAACACTACTGAACACCAACGCCGTAGAATACGACAAGCACGTAACATAACCCCAACACCTTTGTATTTAACTTACGCATAAAATAGAAAAAGACCCCCGCCAGGTAGGTTAATGTACCTGGCGGGGGCTTCTTGTCTCTACGGGGCTGCTAAGCCCCTTAAATCGTTACTTCTTTAGTCCGAACTGAGGTGCTGATTTGTCTAGCGCCTTCATAATTGGACCAACAAGACCTGAAACAAAGGCTAGTGCCAATGTCTTAGGGTCGTGGATGCCTGCTGTGTATAGTGCAAAAGCAGATGCTGCTGCTGCACGTACATATGACAGACCAATTTGCTTCATCTTTTCTAGGTCGAACATGTTTCTCCTTATGATTTGAATACTGGCTTACCAAAACCAACAACAGTCACGGCTTGTGACTTACGCAACTTTGAGCCATTCTTCTTCTTAAACGCACGCACCTTTAGGCAGACTTGCCCTCCGTTACGCTGGTCACCTTTCTTGTCTGGAGCAGTATTGCCCTCAACACAGGTAACCGTTCCGTCACCATTGTCCTTGACTACAATTCCCACATGGGAGATGCGGTCAACGCCATCGTTCGGGAAATCAAAAAACACAATGTCTCCTGGTAGCGGTGTTGCTGTGTCGCTAGCAAGTTCCCATTGACCCTTCTTTTCAAAAGCCTTAGCACCTGCAACTGTAGATACACAGTTAGGAATCTTTAGCCCTACTTCATTAGCACACCAGTTCACAAATGAACCACACCAAGGCAAGAAGTTAGCCTTAGTAAATGCGCCATACTTTGTTTCGTTATCTTTTGGTCCTTCAATAACACCAAGTTCAGTCTTTGCTACTGCAATAAAGTCTGCACGTTGTCCCATTATTCACTCGCTTTCTTGTCAACCTTAGCAAAGGCTGCGTTAATTTCTTCTGCTGATAAGTTGCCATCTGCTAGGAAAAAGCGGGCTAATGCCTCAAGTACACGGGCTGCGCCAAGCGCGCCCGCTAGTACTGCTGCCTGCCATACTTCAATTCCAACCAATGAGCCAGCACCAATAACTCCTAGTGCTTCGGCTGCAATGACTGCAAGAATACGCATCATTACATTTTTAAATGTATCCATTGTTATTCCTTTGGGTTACGTAGTGGGTATGTAACTGCCCATGCAACCAATGTACCTACAATTGCATATCCAACTACAGTCTTGGCTGAACCATCAAGAACAACCCATGCAATAAACATGCCGAGTAGTGTCCATAGTTGGTCAATCATATCTTTCATTATCTTCTTCATGGGTTTCTCCTATAGGCTGCTGCCATGCCTGCTGCGCCTACCGCAGCCTGCCCAGCAATGACTGATGCGATAATAATTTTCTCTGACTCTTCACGTTCTTCAACTGACATGTCAGCGCCGATGTTTGTTAGTGCAAGCAGTGCTTGGGTTGGGTCAGTTAGAATTGCGTTAAGTAATTCAGCAGGATTTTCAAGTACAACAAGGGCTGCTGCTACTTCGGCAGTAATAACAACCTCATTACCATCTTCATCCTCACGGACTTCAACTGGTGTTTCGGCTGGCAAATCTTTGTATTCAAGACCTGCTGCTGCAATTGCTTGTGCTGTTACGGGTGCGCCTTGCGCACTTTCTATCAGCGTTTCTGCTATGGCTGCACGTTGTTCTGGTGTAGAATTAACTGTAGCCACGGGAGGTGGCGCAGGTGCTACAACAGGAGGTTCAGGTGCAGGTACAGGAGCAGGTGCAGGAATTACAGGAGCAGGAATTGCCTCTGGTGGATGCTCGGGAGCCACAACGGGTGGTTCAGGAGCGAGCACAGGAGGTTCTGGTTCTACTGGAACAGGTTCAGGGGCAGGCTCAGGGGCTGAAGGCTCTACTGGAGATGGCTCAACAGGCACTGGCGCTGGTTCAGGCGCAGGTTCTGGACTTGGCTCTGGCAGCGGGACTGCAACAGGTGGTTCTGGAACGGGGTCAGGTTGCACTGGGGCTGGTTCCTGAACAGGAACGGGAACTGGCTCGATTGGTACAGCAGGAACTTGAACAGCAGGTGGCACAGGCATTGGCTCAGGAAGGGGTGTAGGCTGTGGTTCTGGGGTTATCGGTTGCTCTGGCAGTACTGGCGTTGCTGTACTGGTATCAGGTAAAGAAATAGGAGTTGGAGATGCATTACTCACAACAGTACTTGTGTCAGAAGATACAGGAGTTAGAGTCACATCTGGAACTGGAGAAGTCACGGTTGGCGTCTCTACAGTTGGCGTTGGACTCGGCTCAACTGAGGGTTCAGGACTCGGAGTTGGAGTTGGTTCGGGTGAAGGAGAAGGTAAAGGTTCTGGAGTTGGCTCAGGCGTAGGTGCTACGCCGTTGTAATACCATGTGCTTTCAGGTGCAGTTGTAGATACAAAAGTTTTCCATTTTCCTTGTGTTGCAATAGAGCAAAACAATGCAGCAATGTTTCCTTTGCCTTCAAAAAATTGAGTTGTTGTATCCCAGCCAACATTAAATACTCTTGATTCGCCAGCCTCATTGCCGCAAGTAACAGTTATCTGACCTGTGTTTTCTGCATTAGCAAATGGTAAACAAAATATAGAAGTTCCTAATACTAGAAACCATACTGCAAGTAAACGGGGAAGTTTCACTTGTACCTTTCGGGTTAGTTAGTCGTCATCCTCTTCGTCTTCCCAATCACTTGGGTTAACATTAGGTGTTGGCTGTCCCCACAGCGGTTCGGGAATTATTGTAGTAAATCCCATTACTGCTTCTCACATAACAATTTATATATATCATCAACGCGTTGTTCAACGCGGTTTAATCTTTCAGTATTAACATTAACTGAGTCTTTTAATGAACTGCCACCATTGGGTTTTAGTTCTGCTAGATAATGCTTGACCATCCAGCGAATCATCACAGCAAATGCACCAACTAATGATGTAATTGATAGAGCAAATGCAGCCCAGTCTTGTAATGACATAGTGTTATACCGTTCTAATGGTTAGAGAAATCGTACCGCCGAAGCCAGTAAGTTTCTTATCGGGAGGGGTAACATCATTAAACAGTACCTGTTCAATTAGTACTTGTTGTGTTTCTCCAGTGCGGAAGTCTTGCCAAGACACAATGTCACCATTGCTCTCAGCAGTTTCTAGTGCTGCCAATCTATCGAAGGCTCTGCCTTCGTAGCCAACAGTTGTGTTGTACTTATCTGTTTCAATATCAAAGTTCATCAAAGGTACTTTAATAATTCTGTTACGCGGGTTAGCAGGCAACGCTTTAAGTTGATAGCCCTTAAATTCAGGACCCTTAGTAGTGTCTGTTGCATCACGAAATAACACAAACCGCAAAGCAATTGCATCTTGTGGACCAGTTGGTTGTGTAATTGTAGATTCAGGATTACCAATAGCAGCATCGTATGAGTTAACATCATAAACAGTACCATCAAAATCAACCGTTTGTAGGCTCATGGAGCCATAATCAAAGTTACCTAATCCAACAAGACGCTTGAAGTGTTTATGTTCTAATGTGTTATACCTAATATAACCAGTAGTTAAGTAACCATTGGTTACTAATTCTGTAGGTGACTCTAAGTAAATTGCACCATCTGTTACCTTATAGGCTGTAGTAAATGTAAGACGATTAGTAACACCTAAAAATGCTACACCTGTTGTGTAATGTTCTGTGCTTTGTTGTATCTGTAAATCATTTGCATATGCAAAACGCAATGATTCTATTTCTGTTCCTAAATCAACACGAATAAGTCCACCATCTAAAGCACCTATACCTGATGCTGCCCAAATAAATCTATCTCTACCAGCAAAATCATAGACTGATTGTGATGTTTCAACAATAAGTGGACCATAATTAAGTGAACCATCTTGGTCATTAACACTTGCAACTCGAATACCTTTATTAGTTCCAATGCACATATAGCCAAGGTAGTAGTACAACTTTTCTACAATTTCACCAGCAGGTAGTTCTGCTGCAACTACGGCAGATGTAAGCGTAGGCATTGCACCTGCTGTTGTTAGTGTATACTTTTGAATTGTAGAATAAATACCAGAATGTCCAGCAGTATAAATAGCAGGACCAGAAGCAGCAACACTTGTATAATGATAGTTAATATTTTGATTAGTAAAGACAAGATTACCATCACCAAATGCGTCAGTGTTGGTAGGGAATTCGTAAACTTTATTATTGACACAAAGAACAATACGGTCCTTGATGAACTCCATTGTTGCATAAAAGATTTCTTCATCTCCACTTTGGAACATCTGTGTAACGTCACCTGTTGCAGATGGGTTAGATGAGCCAGTAGTTGAGTCGCCAGTTAATGGCTTCTTAAACATGGTAAGGCGCTCTGCTCCACCTGCAGTTTTGTTTGTTATCCAGTAAGCGTAGACTCCATCATCACAGATAGCGTAAACTTTACGGTCTGTACCAGATAAATAATCAATGAAATGAATTACTGGACTAGTTACACCAGTACCTACTGGAGATACAGCGGTAAATGGCACATTAGATGCCGTCTTAGCATAGGTAAAAGTCGTAGTTGTAGGTACACTAGTAATACGATATTCCCCATTAAATGTAGCATCTACACCTGTGATTGTAATGGTCATACCAATTGTAAGCCCATGCGTTGCGGATGTAGTAAGAGTTGCTACGTTACTAGTTAAGGCTTTGTTGGTTATTGATACAGTAATTGCTGAATAGATTTTATCTACATCGAACTCATCATGCAATAGCACGCCATTAACACCAGACCATTGAATAGAACGTGCATGCTGATTAACATGTTGATGGTCTGTACCTACAACTGCGCCAGTAGTAGGGTGTGTGTTAACTACACTTTTAAGAAGTGTTACTTCTCCTTCATCAAATACATTTACCCCTTGACTGTCTGCAAAACGGTACGAGTTAGTAGAAATAGTTGTAGCGTATGGGTTAGATAGCGGGTCGTAAAAGTAAATACCTTCACCAGTATGAAATGAGTTCTGACTACGTAACCACCAACCAGTAAGCGATTGCTCACCTGGGTTAGTCTGTGAATCAAACTGCTCTTTACGAAACGGTGCAGTAGCACGTTCGTAAGGACGTTCATCTTTAATACCTAAGAAGAACGGAATACCTGCAATGGCTACGTCATATGCTATGCCAGTGTTTTGCCAAATGGTACCTGTACCAATACCAAGGTCAACAGCAATAGCCCGACTAGCGCGACCATCCGTAATATCTCTGCCTGCCACCGTATCTCCTTTAAGTTATAAAATTAGTTGAGCAGTTTTAATCCGTGCTCAGGGGTAAGTATTATTCTATTACTTCTATTACTGGTATAAGAATCCCAGTAGAAATTAAATACTCATTAGTTGGAGGAGTAAATGTTGTACCGTCATAAGTTGACCACATGGCAGGAGTATTTGTTCCTACCCATATTGCGTCATCAAATCCGTTTTCGTGTGCAACTGCGTTAGCAAGTGTTTCATCTTGTAAAGCAAATACTGCAATTTGTACAACTCGATTGTCTTTAAGAAATACGTAGTGTTGTTCCATAATTTTTCTCCTTATGACCAATATGTAACTTGTGCATAACCTGAACCACCATTGCCACCATTGTTACCGTTTCCACCGCCACCACCGCCACTGCCTGAGTTTGTATCTGCCGAGAAACCTCCAGCATTGGCGCCACCATTACCACCGCTTGATGAACCTCGACCACCAATAGGACCACCGCCACCTCCACCACCACCAAAACCAAATATACCCACGCCACCATGACTACCAGCACCATTATTGTCGGCAGCAGCAAAACCTCCGCTTGAACCTTGTGTACCTCTACCTCCAACAAAGTTAATACCATTAGTACTCCATGTATAACCACCGCCAGTGCCAGCGTTTCCACCGCCACCACCGCCACCACGACTTGGGTTATTACTACCAGCGCCACCACCGCAGCCACCTTCAAGTCCGTTAATACCTCCACCGCCACCACCGCCACCACCAGTTGCTTGTGCAAGCCCACCAAAAGTAGTATTTCCACCATTGCTTCCGCTAGCACCACCACCACCGCCAGCACCAGCACCGCCAATAGTAACTGTATAAGTAGTTCCTGCTGTAACAGAGATTGTTCTATTGATTACTCCACCACCTCCACCACCACCTGCAGCCGAACCACCAGCACTGCTACCACCGCCACCACCGCCACCAACAAGAAAAACTTCTACTGCCGTGCAATTAGATGGAGTTACAAATGAACCAGTGCTTGTAAATGCTTGAACTTTTTGAGTTACACCACCAGTAGCGCCCCAACCAGCAGTGTTACCAGCAGAGGTAATTGCAGCAATAGTTACACCTGCAGAAGCAGCGTTGCTTGTTACCGCAGATGTAATCTGAGCAATAGTAGGAACAGCAGTTGATACTGCTGTAGCAATATCAGAGTTTTGAGGACCAACTCCAGGAATTCTATCAATAGCCATTAGGAAATCTCCACTCCGCTGATGTGATAATTAATAGTTGTTGCTGAAGCAAGACCAGTAATTGTTTGGGTTGCTGTAAGTACTTGCTTAAGGTCAATGGCTGTAATGCTATTAGCAGCAACAGATACTGCTGATGCTAGTGCTACACCATTGAGTGCAAGTGTAAATGTGCCTGCTGAACCAGCAGTATTTGTAATAACAATATTACTTACTACCGCTGTTGTTGCAGATGGCACTGTATATAGAGTTGTACTTGATGTTGCTGCTGCTGTACGAGCCAGCACTTTAGTTGTTGTTGCCATAACTTACTCCCTTTCTTAGAGTGCGCCCATAAGAAGTAGTGTCAGTTCATCTGTCACACTTCCTGGACCGTTAAGTACTACGTCTGTTAATCCTGAAATTGTTGTAATAGTAACGCCAGACGTTACCACTGTTGTGCCTAGTGTTGGTGCACTGTATCCAGCAACTGTACCCCAAGATGATGTTGTTCCATCAGTTGTTAAGTATTTACCTGATTGACCTGACTGGCTTGGCACTACATATTGTGTTGAATCAGTAGCAACTAAAGTTTTAGATGTTGGAATAGTAGTTGAGTTAATAGTTAACCCATCAACATTTGTATATGTAGTAGCGGAAGCAATAGTTGTGCTACCAAGAGTAGGCGCTGAATAAACGCTAGTAGTAGCAATTTGTACCCAAGTAGAACCTGACCATACATACATATTATTAAGAACATCATTCCAATAAATAGCACCTACAAGAAGTGTATTGCCATCATTGTCTACAGTAGGAGCAGTTGACTTACTACCAAGATAACGGTCATCAAAGTTGTCATAAGTTGTAGCGGCAGATGATGCGCTAGTTGCAGCACTAGATGCTGAGGTAGCAGCACTTGAGGCTGATGTTGCTGCTGCGGTCTGAGATGCTGCAGCAGAAGTAGCCGAAGTAGCAGCAGCAGTTTGGCTAGTTAAAGCAGAGGCTGCAGATGTAGCCACAGCAGATACTGATGCAGCAGCAGAGGTAGCAGATGTGGCTGCTGCAGTAGCAGAAGCGGCTGCAGAGGTTGCTGAAGTTGAAGCAGCAGCAGCCTGTGTAGTAGCCGTAGAAGCCGAATTAGAGGCTGTAGTGGCGCTTGCAGCGGCACTGGTGGCACTTGTAGCAGCAGCCGTAGCAGAGGCTGCAGCACTGGTAGCAGATGTAGCCGCCGCGGTCTGGCTTGCCAGCGCGTTGCTTGCATAGGTTGCTATACTGGCTACAGAAGCAGCAGCAGTAGTAGCAGAAGCAGCAGCGCTTGTAGCGCTGGTAGCAGCAGCGGTGGCAGAAGCCGCCGCTGATGTAGCAGATGTAGCAGCAGCAGTTGCACTAGCCGCTGAAGAAGCGGCACTAACTGCAGATGAAGCAGCAGATGCTTCTTGTAAAACAAGAATTGCGTCAACATAATCTTTAGGAGCAGCAGATGATGCTGACATTCCAGCAGAAGACAAACCAGTAATAACTGGGCTACCAGAAATAGTAGGACTTGTTAAAGTTTTATTAGTCATTGTTTGTGTAGCAGTAAGAATAGCAACAGTGCCTGTTGTGTTAGGCAGAGTAATTGTATTGTCTTGAGTTGGGTCAACTACTGTAAGTGTAGTTTCATAAGCATCGGCAGTAGAACCTTCAAACACAATGCTTGCATCTACGCCAGCACCAGTAAGAACTGGAGCAGTAAGAGTTTTGTTAGTAAGAGTCTGAGTAGCAGTAGTACCAACTACAACACCATCTGATGCACCAAGTCCATGCATAGCGTGTGTGCTAGTTCCATCATTGTAAGCACCAGTTGCTTCAATGTGTAGGTTTGATTCACGAAGGTCACGTCCAATAATCATGTGACGTACTACAGCACCTGATGAGTGGTCTTGTGCTGATGCACCAGACATATCAACAGCGCGAGTTACTGTCAGATTGTTAGAGGACGCAGAGGTAATTTCTACAATTTCTTCAAGTGCAGTATCTGGGTCAATAACAACTACAAAGGTTTGACCAGCAGAGATAGTTGTGCCAGCAAGAAGCGTAGAAGCATTCGTTACTGAAAGAACAGTAGCACCAGAGGTAACTGCTGATGACAGTGTTGTTTGCTGTGAGCGGGAGGTATACTTACGTACTGTCATTTATTCGCCTATCGTGAATAGTGGACGCGGGTAGGGAACTGAAGTTTTTGCTTCAGGGATTCTTCTTCAAGGCGTTGTAAGTACAACGCTTGCAAGTTTTTTGTAACTGTTGTGCCTGTGCCGTATGGACGTTTAGTATCAATTTCATCTGATGAAGGTGTAGTAATTGAGTTACGTGCTGGGTCAAGGTATGAAGACAAACGCCATGAGGCACCGTAAATAATTACGTCTCTCATTGAAGTAGGCAGTCCTGATACAGTTTCAAAATCATCTGAGTTGTTGTTCAATGCAACTGGCATGTGTGAGTAAATAATATTCATAGTACGACCTGGAAGAATGTTGTCGTAGATTGATACAGTTTTACCTGTAGGAAAAGACGCAGGGAAAGCAATTGGGTCCCAACGCCATTGGCGGATTGGTAGCCATTCTTTTGTTGGTCCTACTGATTCCCATGCCATTGAAAGAATTTGAATGGCTTCTGCTGGTACTGCGTAAGTTGTACGGCTAGCCAAAAAATATGTAGAGGTGTAACCAGTTGCAAATACCTTTGGGTATACTGAACCAATTGTATCGTTGATTGCACGCTTAACTACTTGACGTGGAAAAGTAGGAGTGATGGTTACTTTTGCATTAGTGTTATGAGCAGCAATAGTAGTGCCATTGTATCCGCGCCCAAAAGGAGCGATAGTAACAGTGTTTGCTTGACGGTCATAAGAATCTACCCACATCATTTCATCATCAATTTCAATAATGCCTTTAGCAATATTGTCGGTGGTAGCAACATTAAGTACTAGGTCTGAAGTAGTAACACCAGATACTAAGTACGTTGCTCGGTCTTGACGGTAAGTAAAACCTGCAAGGTCTAACTGTACATCGTCAATTAAATTATTTAATGTTGTCATTAGGAAGCAACCGTTCTCAGTGCAGTAACAATCTCAATGTATTTGGCTGGGTCTGTAATGCCAGCAATCTCACATGCAGCAGCGTTGTTGCCCTTGAAGGCTGTGTATGGACGATTAGGGTCTGACTTATAATTAAGAGCAGCCGCTAGTGGTGTGCCTGATGGCGTTCCAACCCAGTTATTGACTGCTCCGTCTTCGTCAAGATACGCTGTGCGTGCTGGGTATTCGCCCCCATTAGCAAGGCGATTGAGTTCGTCACGAAGTGTAGACCCAGGAAAACCGTAAAGGGTATAAGTAGTGCCATTGTAAGTTGCGGTTCCATATGTAGTCATTACTTACCTTTCTGCTGTGCGGCTCTCATATTGTCTACAAGATTCGGATATTTTCTGCCAGCCTTTTTAGCAGCAGCCTTGGCTGATGCTTTAGCAGCAGGTGATAGTGGTGTTGATTTTTTCTTAGGATTAGGTTTTTCCCAAACTTTTTTAACCATTACCATTTAACCTTATCTGCCCAGTATGCTGCGCTCATTTTGCCTTTAGCAATGTTTTTAGCATGACGGGCTTTGAATGAAGCCTGTCGTGCAGTTGGTTGTCTATCTCCAGTAACGCCCTGTTGACCAAAGCGAATAGTCTTGACCGTACTACCTTCTTTAGCCACAACTACATGGCTCTTCTTTGGGTGGTTGGGTGTGCGCTTAGGCTTGTTAAAGCCTGACACTCCTGCTCGCTTTAGTCTAGGGTCTGTCATTTAGTTAACCTTTTTTAGATTTGGATTCTTTTTCTTTGCTGCTGGACTTGCCTTGCGTGTAGATGATGCAAGGATTGCACCAGCAGACTTCATTGACACACCGCTCTTTTTTGCGATGCTCTTCTGTGCGGCTTTAAAGCCCATACCTTTTGCCATTATTTTTGCATGCCATTCTTGTCATAACGGCGACCTTTTACAATTGCTCCAACTGCTTGACCAAACTCAGCCTTAGCCTTATTGTCTTTAGCCTTAACACCCATGACAACACCTTTAGGTGTCATGCGTGGCGTGTTCTTAGCCTTGTCTGCATCAAGAATATCCTTAACAACAGCCTTAGCATATTGTCCAGTTTCTTTTGCAGCATTGGTAAAGTAACCAATTGGCTTGTAAAGAACATTCATGTTTGAACGGTCATCCGCTACGCGGCGTGTACCTGCCATTAGAACTTACCGCCACCTGCTACAGGCTGTGTATATACGCCCTTAATAACCTGTGATGGTCCATTAGCAGTTCCCTTACCTGAACGAGGTGCAGACATAGGTGCTACTCCTGGTCCTACTCCGCCACCAAAATTTTTGTTGACTGATGACTTATCTGTCGCTGCCTTGCGCATCTTTACAGGAATAACAAGACCTGCAGCGTTGTCGTTTGATTTCATATATTCGTTAGCCATTGTTACTTTCCTTTTCCGTATGGTGCTGGAACATTCCAACCCTTAATTACACTTGCATCTGAGCGATGAAGTTCTTGTCCACCAATAGATGAACCTTGTGTGTAGCCAGGGATTGCTCCTGCTGCTGGCTTTGTACTGTTACGCACTGGTGCGTCAATAGTTACTGCTGTATCTTTACATCCACATGCTGTGCACATAATTACATGCCCTTCTTTGCCATGATACGCTTACGAAGCGCCATGTCCATACGCTTGTCTGCTTTAGCAGTAGGTCGCTTAGCATCCATCTTCTTGTCAGCCTTCTTGAAGGCGGACTGTTGCGCTGGCTTCATGCCTCTTAACATTCTTGCATCCTGCACCATGTCTTTTTTAATTAACGCGGCGGCTGCCTTTTTTGCTACTGCCTTCTTCATTGCTGCCATTAGATTTGTCCTATCTCTTTCATTACTGCTACGGCTTCTTTAGTGATTTGGTTTGCCTTGGGCATCTTTTCTGCATTGTAGGCTCTGTTTAAAGTAGCCGATGCATCAAGTGCTTTTTCTACAGCCTTGCGAGATGTGCCTTCAGGTTGTACACCTTGTGCTCTTGCTTGCTTATAGAAATCTAGTTCTTTGTCCCACTTCTTTTGTGTGGTACCACTGGCAATAATATTGCCAGCAGCATCACCTGTTGCTAATTGAAGTCCTTTAGCCTTGCAACCAAAACAATCATTATCACACTTAGTGTGGTCAATTGAGATGTCTTCATACTCAAATGGCTTATCTGCTGTTATGTCACATAACACGCAACCCCATAGGGCTACTTCAAAGTTATGCTCTGCGCTGAATCCCCATTCAAGCACCTTGCTTATATGCTGATGCTCCATTATTCTTCCCTTACGTATTGTCCATATCCCTGGTCAATTAATGATTGGTATGTTGGTTGTGATATTTCATACTCACTGCCACCAACATAAAACTTGTCAGCCGCTTTAATAATATCTTCGGTGGGAAATCTAATCTCAGACCAAACGCCATTGTTGCGCATGAGACTGATGGCTCGTGTCAAGCGATAGCGGATGAACAAACGTCCACCGCCTGCTGGACCGTACTCTTCTGTTGGAGTAGTTAAAATGTACTTAGTCATTAGTCTCCTTAGTTGACTTACTACAAAGCAGGGGCGCACGTGCAACCCCTGCTCTGTCGTCAGTTAACTATTGCTTACACAAAGTCAATTGATGAAGATGTCTCTACGCGGTAGAGTGCTTCTTCACGGTAGATAGCCTGACCAAGTACGCCGTACCATCCGAGTGGACGATGACGCATCAACTTGTCAACGACTGGTCCGATAACAACGTGTGGCTCTTCTGCTACTGCTTCAGCAAGTGCTTGCTGTCCTGCGAAGTAGGTATTGAATACCTTTGTCTCAGGTGTAACAGTAATAGTTGTTGTTGCTGTAACTGCAGCAGAGAATGCTGTGTCAACAGTAACTGTAGATGTTGAGCCATCTGTTGTAATAGATACGATAAGAGAACCAGAAGCAATTCCTGTTCCTGAAATCTTATCTCCAGGCTGTGCAGTTGTAGCGATAACAGAAGAAGCAGCAATACCAAATGATGTTGCTGCTGATGCTGCTGCTACAGTTACTGCTGTAGTTGCAAGTGCTGTGCGGTCTGCACCTAACTTATCTGAGTACATACGTGGTGATTCAACATAGAATGCACCTTCGTAAGTACCAATTTCGCCTGCCCAGATAGCATCATTTGACTGATACTCATGTGGCTGACGCCATGAACCTACGCCTGTTTCGGCGCGAAGGTCATGTGAAACTTCTGGGTGGATACCAGCCCAGTATAGTGAACCCTTGCGTGGGATAGCCTTGTTTGAACGCAACTTTGCAGTTGCCTTACGTGCAAGTGCTGAAGTGAATACATCAGATGATGTAAGCGCAGCGCGTGATGTAGCAGTTCCGCCACGAAGTACATTCTCACCAGCGCGTAGCACTGTCTGAGCAACTTCGTCCATTGAGTCTGCCATGTTGAACGCAATGATGTTAGCGATTGCTGGGTCTACGTCTGCAAGAGAGAAGAGTTCCAACGCACGTGTTACAAGTACTGCGTTACCATACTCAGCAAGAGTAATAGTTGTGTAGGTTGGTGTTGCCAACGCTACTGCATCTGGGTCAACTGTTTCTGTTAGTGTTGCTGTCTTCTTTGTTAAGTCAACATAACGCTGCAAAACAACTGATGAACCAGGGATGCTTTGACGTGCAGGTGTCTTATCGGCAACTGAACGGATTAGTGGTTGTGCACGGAGTGCGAACTCGATTAGACGGTCATACGCCTTTTGTACGAGACCAGCACCACCAACGGTACCTCCAAGCGAGTTGGAGCCTGTGGTTGTATATGCATTAGCCATTTATTGCACCTCCTTATGAGGGTATTAGATTCGGTTGTTGTTAATTAAGTTTGCCCGAATAAATCATGTTGAGTAGTTCTTCTTCCGAAGCGTTATCTATTCTGTTAGCCATGTTCATGTCGGCATCAGGCGTTAAAGCCTGCTGAGTTACAATGTCCTGCTGCCGTAAGGCTGCTCGGTCAAGGGTGTTAGCAGGCTGTTCCTGCTGCACTTGTAGTCCAAAGACCTCAGCGTTATCATCAAGCCAGTTAGAAACTGTCTCTTCAGTGAAGTCGCCTTCAATTTCTCGTGCTACTAATCGTGCTGCTTTAGGACTTACGCCTTTTGTTTCTAGGACTTTCTTGATAACTGCTTCACGTTGCGCTTTAGTGAATGTTTCAAGTTGCTCAGTTAACTCCTTGATACGCTTTTCATCCGCACGCTTAGCCTTGCGCAATGATTTCATTGCACCTTCTTCAGTGGTTGGAGTTGTATCGATGTCGTCTTCTTCTTCGTCCCAGTAGTTGTTGCTCATAGCAACCGTTCTCCCATCTCATTAGTTGAATCGCAGACCACAGTTTCGGCATTGGGGAATACCGTCTGGCTTCTACTACCAGTCTTATACGCAGGTGGGGCTGGTGGGTCCACATCTGGATTTTATTTTTTAGAGTAAGCCTTGTGTACTTCTTGTTAGGCTTGATTGTCCTGTGCCAGAACTGCCGCTAAAGGCGGCTCGTTCCATAGAGGCTAAGCGCTTACGCTTAGTTGCTGCATCTTGATTACCTTTAAAGAACTCGGCTTCACCTTCAGCCTGTGCGTACTTAACACCAGTCTCATTATAAATATCGCTAAGTTTTGTAGAAGTTGGCAATACGCTAGCAATTGTTGCATACCCTTCACGGGCTGCTGCTTGGTCTATGCCATACTTGGCAAGTTCAGTTGCTGTGCCTACATTTGTAGTAAGCCCTCCACCTGCACCTAACGCAGCAGCACCAATCTCAGATGCTGTTACCTTTTCTTGTAACTTAGGTAGGTTTTCCTTTGGATTAAGGAAATAACTAACCAAGTCATTGTCAGTAATTTCAGGATAAAAGTTTTTAAGTGTTGCTTTAATTGTTGGGTCTGAGTTCTGCACACGAGTTACAACTGTCTTAACACGGTCCTTGAACTCATCAGGAGATACATCTCCTGCAATATAGTCAGCAAACTTCTTATAGTTATCTTCACGGTTAAGGCTAAGCATGTTACCCAAGCCGTATGCTTTAAGTGTTTCGGCATACGCCTTTTCATTACTAACATATTCAGCCTCTGATATAGCATTAAGCCCATTTTTTACACGGGTAAAGTTACCAGCAAAACGTTTAGCATAAGCACCAGTAGGGTTAGTCTTAAGTTTAATCAATGCTTCTGATGCAGTTAAACCTGATGTCATATAACCAGCAATTTCACCCGCTAGGCTTTCAAGCCCATATGATGCAAACAAATCTGTAAGCATTGCAAAAGCATCACGCGTTGCGTCACTAATTTCTTTTGGTTTGTTTTTGTCAGGGGTTCCATCACCATCTGGGTCTACTTCTGACTTTGTTCCAGGTTTAACAACATAACCAGTCTGAGGGTCTATTGTCGCACCTATGGATTTTGCCACCTCTAATGCATTAGCGGCTGTTTCTAACTGGGCTTGAGTCTTACCAGTTGTTCCTACTTTTTGCGTATAAAAAGCATCTTCTTTTATTTGCTTTTCAAGGGCTTCCTTATCAGCATCCATTGTTTTCTTTTGCGCCTCTAGGGTGCCTAAAGATTTCTTTTGCTTAGCAAGTAATGCCTGTGCTTGTTTTAAGGCTGCCGCTGCTGCCTTTTGCGCTGCTGTTTGTGCCATTAGCCCATGAATCCAAACGACTTAAGTATAGTATCAGCAAAATTAGAAGCAGTGTTGCGTGCTTCTTCTGTCTGACGCCATAGTGGGTTTGCTTGCATCTGTCTTGCGAACTCTGCGGTGCTCATAAGACCGCCTTCTTTAGTTAATGCTGTTTTAATATCGTTGTCATTAAATGCATCAGTTACAGGTATACCTAGTTTTTTAGCCTTAATCAAAGCGTACTGGTCTGCAATGTCTTTAACATTTCCACCGTCTCTGATATGGTCTTTAAGGTTTCCGTACATAGTCATAGCATTAAGACGCATGCGTTCTGTTTGCTTCTTTAAAGCGTCCTTTTCAGGACCACCTTCAATAACATACTTAAGTGCTTCACCTGCAGATATTGGTTGTCCATATTCAGCACTAGCCTTTTGTAGTGCACCAATCTGAACGGCAACTTGGCTGCCCTTAGCAGACTTAAGAAGTTCACCAGCATCAGTACCTTCTAGTGCTTTAATAACAATAGCGTTCTGTGCGCTAAGGCGCTCTTCTGCTGTAACAAAGTCACCAGTGCGTGTAGTGCTAGTAATCTTTCCAGTTGCATCTCTTACATCAACAGTTTTAACTGCTGATGCTTTCTCACGCTTGTTAATGTCTTGGTAGTAGGCATCTTTTTCCTCTTGAGTTGCTGGTCTACCCAAAGCATCAATCATGTAATCATTGATTTCTCTGTATGCATCACCAACAGTAGTTAGGTCAAGGTCTGTATCTTTCCAGGTACCTGCCTTACTTTCTGTTCCAGTGCCAGAACCACCAGTTGCTTTACCAAACCATGAGTCAATTAATGGTGACTCTTTAGCCCCGCCATACTTAACAGCAGTAACAGCATCTCGGGTGTAATCACCCAACATGTCATCAAGACCGCGAATCCAGTCACCAGTTTTTAATTGTTCTGAAGTAATATAATTCTTAGAACGCAACTGTTGCTTTAGTTTATCTAAAGCACCTGGTGCCGAGTAATTCTTAATGAATGCATCACGAGCAGTAGCAACGCTTGTGTACTCCTGCATTGTAGATGAACCATCAGCATTTTTTGTGCTTACAAAATAAGCACGAACTCCACCAGGTTTTACAACACTGCCATCACTATTAATTGTATAATCTTTATATTTATTATCGGCTACTTCTTCTTGACCATCATCTTTAATAACAGTTTCTGAACCTAATGTTGGTGTTTTGTTACCTTTAACTTTTTCCTGTGCTGCCTTAAGCGCTGCTTCAGCAGACTTAATCTTATCAGGATTACCTTCATTTTGGGCAGCCTGTAGTTCGTACTGAAGTTGAGGAATATCAGCCTTTGCTGAAGATTTATCTTTTGCTGCAGCCTTATCCTTTTTTTCATTAGTAACAGCGGTATCAATTTCTTGTTTGCGCTTGATGCGCTCATTTTCTGCTGTAGTAAAAGCAGCCTTAGCAGCATCATACTTAGCCTTAAGAGATGTATGTTCTGGTGTGCCAGGTTTAGCCCTATTAAGTTCTGCTAATAATAACTTAGCCTGGTTAGCCGCTTTTAGACCACGGTTATAAGCGCTAACGTATTTAGCATCATCTGAATACTTAGCCATTACTTTAACTCCTTATAAGCGTAGTATGAATCACGTGAATAAAAATTAAGGATTGACTTAAAGATTGCTCGGTTTGCTTCTGTTACATACAGGTCACCCAGCATTAGTTCATTCAAGTTAGCCTCAATCTGTGCCTTACGTGCAGCCTTTAACTGTGGCGCATTAGTTACATTCTTTAGTTCTGGGTCAGTAGAAAAAGCAATAAACTCACGTATCATCTTAATTGCTAGTGCCATACGCTGACGTGTTGCTGGATTAATCTTAACGTCAGGGTTGCTAATCATTTGCTCTACGCTATTCATAAGCACTTGTTCGTTACCAATGGTGTTACCTTCACCAATAAGCGCTGAGTTAAGCAATGGGTTATTAGCCTTAAGCGCAACACGCTGTTGCGTTGCTGCCTTAATTACATTAGCACGCAATTCTGGGTCTGACATTTCCGCTAAGATTTCTTTTTCTTGGCGTGCAATGTCGTAATACTTCTGCTTATCTTCTGCTGTCTGCAAATCCTTGTAGTACTTTTCAAGGCTCTTGCTCTTAACAAGTCCTGCTGATTGAATCCAGTTGTATGTAGCAGCATTAAAGTCACCAATTTGCGGTGCAAAGATATAGGCTGCTTCACCATACTGCTCTATTAACTTGGCATTTTTAATGCCCCAGTCTTTTAACTTATCTGTGTTCTTGATAAGAACTCTAGTCTGCTTATCCTCACGAGATACTGTGTAGATAAGTTTGCCTGGGTTGTTACCAATATATGTAACAAGTGCCTGTTCATATGGGTCTGTAATGTCTCCATTGCTAGAAGCAATTACGCCATTAAGAATGTCGAAGAACTCTGAACGCAGACTAGTAATACCTGTGTCCTTAATGTAATCAGGAACGCCTACAGACTCCATAACAGTAGGAGCAACAGGTGACAACAGTCCTAAAAAGTGACGCATAAACAACACATTATGTGCCGAGATACGAATGTTATCTAGATACTTAGCCTTCTCTATATCGCTAGCATTAGGGTCAATACCTACGCCATTTGCTGCATTATAAGCAATTGCTTGCATAGCAGCAGTTGTCTCTTGACGAGACTTTTCATCAAATGGCAGCATACCCCACACACGTTGCAACGAAGAAGGTACTACGGCACGGAAAACATCTACGTTATCGCCAATGTTACCTAGTGCAAATGTGTCGATACTTTCACCTAGTTGCTGTGAGTATGGTTGCAATGTACCACCAATAAACGGAATCTTGCCTGGTACTACACCTAGTAAGTTCTTAACAGCAATAACACCTAGTCCTGCAACAGGACCAGATAATGTAGGAAGACCTGCATCTTGTGAAAACGATGGGTTAACCATACGAAGTTTAAAAGTAAACTCGTTAAACAATGGCTGGCTATATCCAGTATTACCTGTTAGTGCGCGGAACGCACCATCAGTTGCTTTAAAGATTACATTATCCATAGGCATTACTACATATGGTTCGCCATTCTGGTCTTCATGGATAGCACCACTAGACTCGATACCAACATTAGATAAACGCAAACGATATAGTGTACGTGGTGCAACATCTTTCATGCGATAAATACGGCGGTAGAAATCTTCAGTTGCACGGTAATAACGACCTACAGTACGCAAACTAAATGAGAAGTTAGAACGAATCTTAGGGTTGTCAGCAAACTTAAGGATAGTATCTGCTGCTTCGCGTACCGCTAATTCAGTAAATCGTTTCTCTGCAATTGCTTTGTATTTTTCAGTAGTAACATCAATTTGCTTTTGTGTTGCACCAGCAAAAGGACCTATCTCACGTTGTACTTGTTGACGTACAAACTCACGCTCAATGCCCGCATACTTCTTACGAAGTGCAGTATATGTAACCATAATTGCTGGTTGACGGAAGATGCCTGTTACTTGCTGGTCCATCATGTCCATCATTGCATTGCCATAACGTCTGAACACAGACTCTACATTGAAGTCACCAAATGCTAGTTCTGTATTGATAGGTCCGCTAATGCGGAATCCTTTGCTAGCCTCTTGGAACTCATCTAATGGAATACGAGCAACTGCTTCATTCCATGATGGGATACGACCACTATCAGTAGCCATCTTCTCTAATTGACGGTAACTGCTTTGAACTACGCCTAGTAGTGTCTCGTTAAATTTGTTTGCATCACCGTGGAAAGTTTCATACATATCAGTAAACATACGGAACAACTGACCGCGTGCAATTTGCTCGTCATCTAAACCTCTAGCACGGGCTTGCACTGTATACATAGAACGTTCTAAAAAGGCATTAACAGTTTTTTGGTCTGGAGCATCTTTAATAAGCCAAGTCTTAGTCAACTCATCAAACTTAAAACCAATTTTAGTCATAGCAGCATCAAGTGCTAGTTCCATCATTTCTTTACCAGTACGAGGGTCAATCTCTCCTGGCTTAAGCGCATTATATCTAAAGAATATTTCTGCTGGATTAAGAGTAACTTCATCGCTTAACTTAGCCTTGTTACCAGCCAGCATCTTAAACCATTTTTCAAAGTGTGCTAATGCAACTTCTTGTTCTGACAACATGCCAGTATCAACTGTGCGTGTACCCTTGCCCATCTTAACGCCAATGGCTTCAAAAGCCATATCAAGCATAGATGGTGTAATAACTGATGCAGCAACTTCATCGCCGTAACGACCTGAAATACCACTGCTAGCAACAAGTGATGAAGCCATAGAGTTTAATGCATCAGGTGAGTTAATAAATGCCTGCATTAAATAACCAGCAGATTCTTCATCAACATAAGTGCCGTACATTTTAGACACATGGTCTGAAATAGCCTCACGCTTTTCCAGACTTGACAGCATTGCTGGGTCTACACCTAGTTCAATAGCCTTAGCATCTATAATATTCTGACGGTCCATTAATGTTAATGCTTCTTCATGTGAATATCTTGGCTGCTTGCCAAGTCGAATTGGAGCATTAGAATTAGGAGCAAACTTTAGTGCTTTTTGGATGCTTCTGCGCACTGGACCAGTAGCAGATTTAGAACCTGTAGCAGCACGAGACATATTTCCTAAACGCAAACCTTGCAATGAAGCAAAGTTGCGTAAATCTTTAGTAGGTGCAGATAATAAATACATCGTTGCTTCGTCAATTGCAGAACGAACACCTAGACGTGGGAACAAAGTTAAGATAGACCAACTATCAACCAACTTTTTTGAGAAGTTACCTTGTGTTGCGCCACCAAGCGCATTAATAATATTCTTTTTAGATTTAATTTCCCAAATAGTTGAGCCAATTACATCGTAAGGTAATGAACCAACAGCCCATGTTGTCTGATACGGTTGAATTGGACCTTCAGTGTTAACAAATAATCCAGTTTCAGACTCGCGAACAGAGTTTGCTGGCGCAAACTTAGCATGTTCTGGGTTAATAGCCAGGTCTCTTTTAGTCGCAAAGCCTGCCTTGTCACCATACTTGTCTTGAAGTGTTTTAATAATAAGTTCTTCACCTTTAACACTACCTCCAAGACCCATTGAGTACATAGTTGCAGCATCTAAGTTACGCAAAATAACAATTTGCTCATCTGCAGTTGACTCAAGAAAACGCACAGTTAATGCTTGTGCCATTTCTTTAGGAAGAATCTGACGAGCACGCGCTGTAAAGTTAGCAGCAGTATCAATAGCGTTAACGCCAATGCGTACTTCTAGTCCTTGTGGAGAACGAGCAGCCATTTGCCCAATCTTCTTCCACCCTCTAATTTCTTCATTAGCCTTTAGTACAACAGACATATCAGCATTAGGATTAATTAAACGCTGCAAAGCATCTTCTGTATTAAGAAGAGCAGCAGTAATTGGTTCCAACGCTTCATCGCGTTCTGCTGCTGTGCGAGACATGTTGTTAAATGTTTTATCAAGTGACCGCACAAGTGCATCAGACATCAAACGGTTTTGACGAGCAACTGCCACACCGTTGCGCATGTAAGTTACACCGTCAACACGACCAGCAAGCAATAGATTTAAATTACCTGCGTCTTCAAAAAACTTTTGCGCGCTTGGAGCATCAAATGCTTTACCATCAACAAGTACTTTAATGGCATTTTTGTCATTGTAACCTGGAAAGTTTTTAGCAATATCGTCAAGGGCTAGTGACTTCTCACCAGGAGTTGTAGAATCTGCAACTTTTTTAATTGCAGGACCAATACCTTTATTCCACAGTTCAAATACTAATGGTTCTTTAAATGTAGTCTCAACGGCTTTTTCAACTGGAACGCCTTTGTTGATTGCATCAGTAAGTGAGTTAGCAATACGTTCACCTTTAGTAACACCCTTACTTAATCCACCTGTCATCCAAGTAAGTGGGTCTACTGCAATCTGATAAATAAAGTCAATAACACCAGATACATTTTTAGTAGTACCGCTAACACCACTTGAAGGTGGCTTGCGGTCAAGCATGCGAGCAATGTCTCGTCCAGGTGATACCTGTGCATACTTAACACCATCTAAAATTGTTTTAAATGTTTCAGGTTCATCATATGCTTTTTTAATTGAGTTAAGTAATGCAGGGTCTACCTTGCCAAAGTCTTGAACAATTTCTCCAGGAGTTTTACCTGCAAGTAAACCTTTAGCAACTTCAACATCATACTTACCAAAATAATCTGTTGCTTCTTTTAGCGCACCAAGGTCGTATTGGTTCCTACCATCCCATGCATCAGTCCATGTTTTAGCGGAAAACAAATCTGCACCTTGTGCAACCTGACGAGCAACCTTATAAGGTTCATTAATTAAACGGTTGTATTGTCCACCTAATTTAAATAAACCAATAAGAGGCGAAGCAACTATTTTACCAACAGTTCCAAGAACACCTTTAACACGGTCAGTAGCATCTGGTGGCTCCTGCATGTATTCAGCATCTTTAAACATAAACTTTAATTGGTCCTGAATACCAGCATCTAAACGGTCAAACTCTTTACGAGCACCTTCTGTGCCAAGTTTAGCAAGTTCACGATGCTTCTTAATCGTGTAACTCATCTGTTCCACTTGGTTTTTTTCTACGCCATTTAAACCTGCAGATTTAGCAGCAGCATAAAGGTTAGGTGAAACTTCAGCAACAACAGGTTTAATGTACTGAGGCATTAGTACCCGTTGTCAAGTAGTTGTCTGTAAATTAATTCTGCATCACCCGATGGGTCATATTGCGCAAGACGCTTTAATGTATCAGTTAATGATGGCGCGTAGTTAGGAAGGTCGCGCATTAACTCTGAACCACCACCTTCTCCTAAATCAATACCAGCAGTTACTGGTTGGTTAGGGCGCTCTGTTGGAGCGTCTAGCGGTGTAAACTTAAAGTCAGGAAATCCTGCTCCAGCAAGCGGTGCACTGCTTTGTTGCGCAGCAATTGCTCCACCTTCACCGTAATTAAATCCTGTGTATTGCTGTTGTGGTTGTGTCATTCCATCAATAGCACCACCATCTGTGCGCTGCGATAGCGAACCTGGTCCTGATACAGGTGCTGGATTATTAGGTTGACGGTAACCACCACGACCTTCTGGTGCAGTTGTCATTCTTCGTCCTCCTCTTCAATATGCTCAATAATATCTTTTACACTAACTCCATTAACCCAATCAGGGTAAGAGTCCTTATTTGTAATTAACCAAAATGCCATTTCTTCATTAAACCCCGCACGCTTTAATGCGCGGTAGTATTCATTTAACCAAATACAATACTGGTCTAACTTTGAGTAACTTTCATCAGCAACTGTTTTAATCGCTCTCTTACGAGGTGTTGCCATGATTTACTCCTTAGACTGCTCGTTCTCTAGTTGTCCGTACTGCGCTACGACCTTGACCTTCACCAGTCATAGTGCTAAGAATTGATTGTAAGTCTGGTCTTCCCTGTGGCATTGGAGAGCCTCCTGCTGGTGCGGCACCAGGAGCAGCGGGGACAGGTTGCTCAGACTGTGCTTCTGCGCCAGCAGGAGGATTCTCGGGTTCAAACACTTCCTCAATGGCTTCTTCAATAGACTTGCCAGCCTTACGCGCTTTAATCACTTCTGACATTTTGCGCACTAGTGCTGACGGGTCTTGTCCCTGCATAGCCATCTGAGGAATTGCTTGTGCCATGGATGCTAATGAACCAACCAATGCGTCTCGCATCTTTTCAATTTCAATTTTCTCTTGTTCAAGAGTTACGTTGACGCCGAATGGTAGTTCACGCATAGCCATGTCCTTGGAGATAAGTCCTCCTCCAAGTGCCTGCAACATAAAAATAAGACCTTGTGCTGGGTTTAATCCAGCCAACATGCCGTATCGTACATCTGCAGAATAATCTTTTTTAATGTCTTTACTTGGTGTGTATGTAACAACAAACGGTGAACCAGCATCTACGCCACGAATTGTTTTTTCTTCATTAAACAATTTCTCATCTACTTCAAAACAAAGCGAAATAACATCACGCAATGCTGCTGAAAAAATAGCCTGTGCTGATTTAACTTGTGTATCAAATGCACCAAGTAGAGCCTGTACACCCTGTCCTGTGACAATGCTTGCGTCAATGTTTCCAGTACGAGATTCTGGATAACGAGCACCAACGCGTAATTCTTGGTTAAGAATAGTTTGTTCAGTAAATGCACCTTGTGGAAGTGTGAGTTCAACACGGCGTACACCTGCTGGGTTTGCTGTACGAATAACAGCATCTCCACCAAGTTGTAGTTCTTGTACATCCTGTGGCAAAACAATTGGTGCTTGTACTGACTTCTCTGCTGCTTCCATTGCAAGTAATGCAAAACGATTGCGAAGCAATTGAATACCAAGTACATCATCAAACTGTCCGCGCAATTCACCATCTGGTGAAGGGCGGCGTGCAATGATTACGTTCATTTTACCCATTGGGTTAGACGCATGCGACAATAACATATTGTTGCGTGATGGTAGATAAAGAACTGTTTGGTCTTTATCGTAATAACGAATCATTTCAATCATGCCGTTAAGGTCTTGCTTGTACCCATCTCTACCAAGTAGTCCGCTTTCATGTTCTGGGAACATGGCAACTAACTCACCTAGTGTCATTGAGTATCTCTTAGCAAAGGCAACGCAACGTCCGTAGCGGTCAAACTCTGGGTAAGCGCCCACTGGGTTTTCTAGTCGGATACGTGGCAACTTTGCTTCTTCATCCAATTCAATAATGAACGGGAGGAAACCATATGTAATGTACATGTCTGCACCGTTGTACATCTGTACTTGCAAATCTGAATGTATAAAATAATTAGATGCAATGCGTGTACGGTTGTCAGCAAACTTACGAGCACGGTCATTGACTTGGTTAGCCGCAGAGCAGTTAACCGCTGGAAGCGGTGCCATTACTTCTGATAGGTCACGCGCAACAATGTCAATAAAGTTAGCAACTACGTTTTGGTCAATGCCATCTGGAAAGAAGTTAGGGTATACCTGACTAATCTTTCCTTGGCGCACCATCTGCACGTCACCGTTGCGCTGGTCACGACCATTCGCACGGTAGCGGAGAGTCTGAACTCTCGCGCCAATCTGTTCCATTGATAGCATTATTATCCTTATCCAAAGTTTTCTTGCCATTGTTCAGCAAACATCTCATCGAGGTTTACTGCTACTCGTTGGTCCATCTGCGCTCTAGTAGCCCAGCGGTTAGTTGCGTACTGCGAAGTACGGCTACTGATTTGCATTAGTTCGCGTATGCGAATCACAGCAAACCATAAAGCCATGACGGTATCTGTCTTACCCCTAGTCTCTGGCTTCCATGTTAATAGTTGCTGAGTCAAGGCTTTGATACCTTCAGAACCTTCAGATGAAGGTAGTTCTAATATGTTGTTCTTTTGAAACTTGTCTTCACGGACAGTGCCAAAGAGGTTAGACATTGATGCAACACCAAACGAAGTGTCCCATTTGTTTTTCCCAGTGAAGTGTGCGTCAAGGCGTACGCCGTATGCAGCAAGCCAGTTTCGTAAGTCGTCATCAAGTGAGTAGGCTTTTTGGTGGGCGTTGATTTCAACTCGGAACTCTTGTGGTCTGTACCTAGTAACAAGTTCTTCAATTGTCGCCCGAATCTTCTGTGGTGTTGGTTCTTCCATGTTAATGCAGTCCAACACATAAATGCGTCCATCTGCTCTGTTGTAGGTACACACAACAAATGCAGCGTTACCTGCCATAGCAGGGTCAAAGCCAATAACAGTGTGACCTTCTACTTGCGGTGGGTGTCCCACTGCCCCTGCCCGTAGTGGACCTCTTTTGCGCATCCCATTGGTTGCTCCTTGTACAAGGATTGGCGGGAAGATTGAGTCTTCTTGGATGTCTTCTTGTTGGTAGACAAGTGCCCATGTTGAAGGCGTAACTTCACTTCTGCGCTTGAATAACGCTGGTCCGTCCCACTTAGGATAGAATCCATTTTCTTTCGGAGTATCCGAATCACCATCCCACGGAACATCCGACTCAGCCCATAGGGTTTCCCAGTCTTCGGGTTTCTCAGCATATTCAAGAACCGCAGGCATACCCATATAGGTAAACGGTGTCTTACCGCCAGACCAGTGCTTAGGATTACGAAGTTCTTTGTAAAGGTCGTTTGCCGCAATTCGAGTCCCTACTACTAGAAGTTTACCGTTCTTACCCAAACGAGTAATAACTTCCTTCTGTAGCCAGTTCATTTGCTGTTCCCACTCATGGGCGTTAGCGGTAGTGATACAGTCGTCAAGAATAATCAGGTCAGCACGGGCGCCGTAAATCTGACCACCCATACCCAGTGCCTGAAGCGTTGGGTCTTTTTCTGAAGAGTTACGCGCATCGCCGCCAAGATAGACAGTATCGGTACGCCAAGTATCTGCGTCTTCTTTCCATCCGCCCTCAGGACCGTATGCGGTCTGTAACTTGAGCCAGCGGGGATGAGACAATCGTTGCTTGATAGCGTATACGAACTCGCGTGCCTTATTCAATGTCTTTGATACCACGATGATGCGGATGTTGGGATTGAGGGCGATGCGGTAAGTCGGATAGTTCACCGTAACCACGGTGGATTTAGCGTGCTCAGGAGGCACATTGATAAGCAGGCGGTTCCCTTCACCTGGCTCATAAATCATATTAGGGTGGAGCCACGAAGGTTCCCTACCCTCCAGTAGGTCTACCCAGTCCTGATGATGGGGAAAGACCGTCTGGTCAAAAAACATTTTAGAGAAATCAGCAAATGGGATAGATTCCTTCTCAACGCCCATGGCGGTAAAGGATTGCTTGCTTCCCTCTTCCTTGGCTTCTTCCAAGTTACGGGCAAACTCGGGGTCTCGGTTCATCCACTGACGAACGGTGTCTGGTTTTTTACCCGCCGCAACCATAGCGGCTTGGACACTTACCCCTTGACGTACCCTGTCGAGTACATCGGCTTTAGCCTGGGCGACCCCCTTGGCGAGGTGGTGTTCCCCGCCCTTTTTGAATCCCTTGTGCGCTGGTGTAGCCACGTTCATCCTCCTTGTGGCAGAGTCCCCCCGCCCTACAGATAGTTGTTTGTACAGTATTCTGTAACAGAGTGAAGAACTCTAATAAAAGAGTTCTGAACTATTTTACTCTCTATATAGTATTAATCCGTTCAAAGTACCTAAACGAACTATTTCTACAGAACTATTTATAAAAGTGCTGGTCAGACTGTATCTACCCCCCTGTAACTATATACAGAAATATTTGTTTGTAGAGATACAGTATATAATATTGCTGCTAGTTAAAAGACTGGGGGTCATAGACTATAGACAGAACTACTATAGGACAGACAGGAGTATATACTGACTGTTGTCTGACGGTGTACTATCTGCCTGCAGACTGGGAGCCAGTCTGATACAGACAGTATAACTAAATGAATATACTCGGACTGTCCGTCTATGAACTAATGCCTTGGCAGCATTAGGGTTCTAATGTTCCGCTTAGCCAAAGCGTGCCAGCCATTCGGCATAGCCTCATGCCTGTCTGTCTAAGCGGGTTGTGTTCGCTCCAAGCGCTACGGTGCACAGCCCCTCCGCGCAATACGCTCACCTAACATCACACACAGTCGGACGCACGCCACGGCTTTCGCTGGCTATCGCCAATATTGCTCAAGCCTACACTCGCAGCCTACCTCGCTCTGGCTCGGCTTAACGGCTGCTCGCAAGCGTGCTTAACCTTACACCGCGCTGTCAAGTCGGCATCAGCCGACTGTCGCCCTAAACGTCTGGCTTTTCGCCAGACAGGGCAAGAGTGACAGCGGGATGTCGCGGTTACCCGACAGTATGTGCTGTTGAATTACTACTAAGAAAAGGATAAGACAATGACAGAATACACACAAGGCATCAGCGTTACCACACAATGCTACGACTGCATGATGCTCGACACAGTATGTCTCAACTGCGAGGAAACCAAAGAAGCCCGTGACTCTGTAGTTGCCCATCAACTCGTTGATGAGGGCAACATGCAGTACAAGCGTAACTGGTTGCGCCCAATCGAGGACATCAGCGGACATGACTGGACAGGTAGAGACGGTGAGTACAAAGAACCAGTCGTCATGCTTCATGACGGTGGAGTATACGAGGAACTATGGGAGTTAGAGGATGAGCGTCAGCGTTCACGCGAGGTAGAGTGCCAATGGTGCCACATCTTGACTCCTAAGATATTCAACCAGTGCCAAGACTGTGACGGCATACTAGAACACAATGTAAGATAATTAGTTACAGGTTGCCCTGTTGCCTACGGCAGGGCAACCTTCCACTAACGAAACTAACCAACTAAACAAGGAGATAACATGAACAACGAAGTAATCATCACAGGTAAGATTAAGAATGTAAAGCAGTACTCAGGTTCAAAGGGTACTATGGTGACAGGCTGGTTTGACCAGCGTGAAGTATCAGCGTTCTCTAATGGGGAGGCTGACCGTCAGGTATATGTATGTGGTATCAATATCGTGGCACTAGATGACTCAACCGTAGGTGAAATCCTAGGGGTAACGCGAGCAGGTGCTGAACAATCCGAACTAGTTACGCTTAAGGGTCGCTTGGTTACACGCTTTGACCGCCGTCAGAATGTGTCAGAAACAGACCGCCGAGCACCTCAATTACAACTTGAGGTGTTTGAGGTAACTCAGAACTAAAAGATAGGGCAGGTGGGTGGCTCAAGCAGTCACTCACTTGCCCTTTTTTTCTGCGCCTGGGGAACCGTAGCCTCAGCGGATAACTACAAGTCCATGATATTATTATAACTACAAGGGAGAACTACATGTATTTAGATACAGCAATGGTCGCTGGTATAACTATAGCATTAGGTACCAGCCTAGTAATGATTATGGTATTGGCTTATGCCAATGCAAAACTAATAGAGGAAAACAGATACCTGCGACGCAGGCTACGAGCATGGCGCAAGTCATGCGAAAACCATGTAGAAGTACCGTTCTAATGAACGGCTACGGATACTGCATAGAAGGCTCAGTCATATGTCCTGATTGTGTAGAAGACTATGACTTAGCACTACTAATAGAAGAAGAAGCAGCAGGTTATCCAGATGGATACACCTGTGACGATTGCAATACTACAATAGAAGGGATAACAAATGAGTAACATAATTACAACTGATGTTCTATTTGCAGCCGACCATTTTATAATGGTCACTACTATTGAAACAGAGTTCAGTCCTGACCAGCGTGATGTTGAGACAGCAGCATGGGAGCGACTGGCTGATGAATATGGAGTGGACTGGGTTAACATGACCAAGCCATTCATTAAAACAGTATCTATTGAAGTACTAAAACAAGGAGAGTAACATGGGACTAGACATGTATCTGTATGAAAAGCAAGTACATGAGGTTGCATACTGGCGTAAGGCTAATGCAATTCACGGGTGGATTATCAACCACACTGGTGCAGTAGATGACTGCACGCCTATCAGTCTAACCAAGCAGGACTTAATTGACCTGCGTGAGTTATGTATGAAAGTACTAAACAATGGTACACCAGAGTATGCACAAGAAATGCTGCCACCATCATCAGGTTTCTTCTTTGGTAGCACAGAAGTAGACGAATGGTATTGGCAAGACATTAACGATACAATTGATAAACTAAATGATGCGTTAGACCAGAGTGTTGATGACGCTATGTTCGAGTATCAGGCTAGTTGGTAAGCAGTGAGTGTCATATACGGACCGCCATTTTGTGAAGTATGCGAGCAGTTCAACTTCACATGTGATGACTGTGGATTATGTAAAGAATGTAAAGAAGTTACTAATGATTGCGAAGGGTGCAGTGATGAGTGAACCAAGAGAAGATGACGACATTGCATTAGACAAAGATGCGGAGTGTTCAGACTGTGGATGCTTTATCTTTGAGTGTGTATGCAGTGAGCCTGACCGTATGTACGGAGATGAAGACTAGGAGATAGTCATGAAGAACATAAGAAAGTGGATTGCTATTGGCGGTACTATGCTAATAACAGTAACCACACTAGTAGGTCTGCCGTTCAAGCAATACTCACAATATGTTAACGACCTATGTTATAACGAACACAGACTACCTAAAGTATGGACACCATACGCAGCCAAGATGTATGCAGTTTCATACATGAAGATGTGGTTCCCTGAGTGGAACCGCAGCGAACATAAAGCACTGATGAAACTATGGGGTAAAGAGTCAGCATGGAAACATGATGCGGATAACCCTGAGTCAACAGCCTATGGTATAGCACAAGTGTTGAACACTAAGCCTGGTACCCCAGCCCCGCAACAAGTTGCGCGGGGGCTGGAGTATATCGTTCATCGGTATGACAAGCCATCAATTGCATGGTCACATTGGAGGAAGCATGGTTGGTACTGAAACATATGATGTATGCATAGTCTTTACTGTATATGCAGAAGATGATGATACAGCATTGGATGTAGTCAGAGATGGCTTGCCAAGAAGTACATACCCTATGGAATGGGCATGGATATACACAACACAAACAAACAAGGGAGAAACAAATGACACAAACAATTAAAGTTCCGCATACAATTGAACTAGTAACAGAGTTCAGCGTAGCACATCCAATGACACACCGTCTTATGGCATTGCCTGAAGGTGTACTATCTGGTATGTTAGTAGATACATTTATAAGTCTTATGAAAGAAGAAGGCTTTATAGATAAACTAAATGAGAACAATTCATATGCAGTACTTAAGTTCGCTAAGGATGTAGAAGATGACAACACTAAGTAAAAACAAATCAGCATGGGTACGTGGTGGTACAGCAGTAACTGCCAACTCAGCATCAGATGCAGCCACACAGGCAGGACTTAACTGGACTGTACGCACAGCACCACTGATGGCAGAGTCAACACCATTACTGATTGACAGTGAAGGTGTAACACCAGCCACATATATAGACGTACCAAAAAAACAGGGTATTATCCGTGAGGATAACAACTCAGTCATTGGTATTGTTGGTACTAAATACAAGGTAGTACAAAACATGGAAGTCTTTAACGCATTAGATACACTGGTAGATGCAGGTGATGCTCGCTATGCAGCAGCAGGTGAGTTCAATGGTGGCTCTAACATCTGGATGGTACTAGAACTACCACGTGGTGTATCAGTAGCCAATGACCCGCACGCTGCGTTCTTATTGGTTAAGACATCACATGATGGTTCATCATCTGTTGTTATCAAGCCAATCATTGAACGTTTGTTCTGTGCTAATCAAGTCAACGGTTTGATTAGCAACTTACAGAATCGTAAGTATAATGAGTACACATACCGCATGACACACAGCACTAACCAAGAGTTATCTATTGCCGACATCCGTAACATTACTAACCTAACATATCAGGCTATAGATGACTACGAGTTAACAGCCAACCGTCTACTTGACATTGACTTCTCACGTGAGCAAGCAGTAAACTTCTTTAAGAAAGTATGGGCACTACCTACTACAGTAGAAGATAAACCATACGATTTGCTTACACGTGGTGAGCGCAAACAACAAACCATTGCTAAAGAAGCACGCGCTAAAGCGTGGGCTATCTACAATGAATCAGAAACACAAGAGAACATCAGAGGTACAGCCTTTGGTGCATGGCATGCAGTGGTAGAATTTGCTGACCACTATGCAACGGGCGGCGCTGAACGCTTGGCAGCCGCCACCCTCAGTGGACGCAATGACAGAGTAAAGACTAAGGCTTTATCTCTGTTAGTATAGTATTGGTATGCATACTGCAATAGCAGCGATAGCGCCATAGACATAATGAACCAGCGTAAAAGGTCTTCCGATAGTTGCCCTTGAAATGCAGGTAGTTTATGTCAACACCTGAGCATGTGTATAAACTGCTTACCTAAACAACGAGAGGAACACATGAACACAATCCAAGTTACAATAGAATCTGGTGCAGTAATTAACTATACAGAATCAGAAGTATTACGATTCATACAGAAAGTAGATGAGTTAGATGCCTTCAAACAAAACGCAATTGACAATCGTCATAAAGTCCGTGACTTCTTTAGTGAAGGTCAATGGGATGACGGTGAGTTCTCAGCAAGTAAAGAAGACATCAATAACTTACTCGAATCTATTGGTGCCCACCGACTTACATCTACATACCGTGCCTCATACACAATCACTGGTACCTTCAGCGTAGATGCTGAGAGTGCTGAAGATGCAGAGGCTATCTTTACAGACAATGTAACAGTTGACTTCTATGATGGTGACATTGATGTTGACCAGGTAGAAGTACTGGACATGGAAGAAGATAACTAATGGCAGAGTACGTACCTTATAAACCATACAAAGGTACGGCTGGATGGTCAGGCACTGATACATCAAAGGCTCGTGCTATAAACAACATTACATCTGGTCAAGAAGCAAACAACCAAGTCAGAGCATTGTCATATTTAAAACTAGCAGGTGTTAATGGTATGACTTGGAAAGAGTTAGCCGAAGGCACAGGCTGGCATCACGGTAGTGCTAGTGGTATATTGTCAGTGTTGCACCAGTCAGGTGCTATAGTGCGTGCTGTAAAGGCACGCAACAGATGCAAGATATATGTGCATCAAGATTACAAAGACCAAGTAATACATGAAGTATACAAGAAGCGAGAAAAACTTTGTCCGCATTGCGGCAATGACATCAACGCATAGCCGTCACCTATGCTAAGATGAGTGGGTTGGGGTAGCAGGGTTTCGGCTCTCTCCTTGTTCCTGCTCCCCAACCTATTAACAAGGGAGACGTATGTCAGAAGTAGAAGTTCCAAGAGATAGATACGGTAGACCAATGGTTGTGCCACCGAAGGGTGGCAAACCTATACCGTATACAAGAACAACAACAGTTGCAGGTTCACTAGATGATGGCACTGCATTAGTAGCGTGGAAGTTACGCATGGCTGCAGCAGGATTAACGCTGCGCTCTGACCTATTGCTAGCAGCATCAGCCAATAGAGATAACAAGTTAGAGATGGATAAGTTAGTTGAAGATGCAATGGAAGCAGCAGGTGCTACAGCACAGGCTAACATTGGTACTGCTATTCATACGCTCACAGAAAAGTATGACCGAGGTGAAGACTTGGGTGTCATACCTGACGAATATGTTGCAGACATACAAGCATATGCAGATGCAACAAAGAAGTTTAAAAATGTATTCATTGAACAGTTCTGCGTACTAGACAAGTACAAGATTGCAGGTACACCTGACCGTGTAGTTGAGTACAATGGCGAGTTGTATATCTCTGACCTAAAGACTGGTAGTATTTCCTACCCAAATAAAATTGCCATGCAGTTAGCAGTGTATGCACACGGCTTGCCGTATGACCCCGCCACGGCAACCCGTGGTTCTTGGGGTGGTGTTAACCAAGAGAAAGGAATCAT